GCCGTATGGCCACCTAGTACCACTCCACATCCTATCGCTTGTTTCTTGAAGTTCTTAGCGTAACTAGCTGAGTAGCTTGAAGCGTCTAGCCCCGCACCTACCTGCATTGCGAAAACCCTGTACTTCTTTCCCACAAACCACATCACATACGCCTCGGTATGGGTGTGACCGCAGACACTTGACATCATATTGTTCTTTGCTTTGGTCTTCGCTTGTCCTCCCTCTCCGTGTTCGTACAATACATCGTCATAGACGATACTCTCTACCCAGTTCCACTTAGTACCTAAGACTTCGTTGTAGCTCTTCACCCATCTCTTAGGGATTGCGCTACTAAATGCCTTGCGCATTATGATCCTGTCGTGGTTGCCTATGAGTACGTCAGCTTTCGGGAACGCATCCCTCCACGGCTTGACTCTTTCTATGGCGAAGTCCAACTCAGCTCCACCACCTAACCCGTCCGGGTCGGACTCGTGGTAACTTGAGTAATGGTTGTCTATAATATCTCCTATGAAGATGACCTGGTTACAATTGAACCGGGCGTATTGCTCTAAGCAGAAGTCTAGATACCCATCTAAATCGAAGGGGCAATGTAAGTCCCCGACTACGAGTATCCTCCTCTCCTTCTTGGTGAGGTAGTTGTAAGCCTTCTTAATGTTGCCCTTGAGTCTTGGTCGGGTTTGTTTTAGTATGTCCAAATTACGAGGTTGGGCTTCTCCGGATCACTATCAACGTGTATGAATGTCTCCGCTATCCCTATCCTCGTAAACCCCGCATCCATCAACGCTTCAATTAGAAGAAACCTCTTCTTTGAGTTTTCACAATAAATATCTACGGCGTAACCTAACAAGTGAGAAGAGTTCTCCGACACTTTGTATCCGTTATCTTTCAACATCCGGTTGTGCATTACCGTTCTAAACCCCGAGGTTATGATAAACGGAAACCCTGCGATGTCTCGAGCTATATCAAGCCGTTGTATAACGGTCTCCTCCATCATCTCCCCCGAACCTGGTTTGTCGGGAGAGTCAAACTCCGATAACGTAAACCATTTGTACTTCATATCCCCTTCTTTGCGAGTAATATCTTAAGCTCGTTAATCCCCCCAATGCACTCTTTCACAAGTTCCTTGAGTTCGTCCCTATCCCCTTCGAGGTTATACACCCTTGACTTTACCTTTGTCATCTCGGTTTGTAGGTTTACATACACACCTATTATTGCGCCTATGCTCGGCAGGAGTGCAGTTAGTATTACGGTTATCTCGTTCATTGAGCCACTTAGTTAATCGGGTTATGTTTTCTCTACGAGTCAAGAGTAAAGGTGTCGGTTAAGGTCACTCGTTCCACCGCTTACTTCTATCGTAGAGTATGCGTTATGTTCGGGAGACATATCAGACCCCGAGTTAGAAGAGTATTCCGGAAAGAGGCCTGAGTTGTTACATAAGTAACTTATCAACCTTTGAGTGTAGAACTGAGCGTTCTCCCTTGATCTATCTACTTCCCTATTGAGGTCGCTTTGAGAGATAGGAGAGGCGTTCTCTGACGTTCTTATTACAAGTCCTCCGTTGTCTATCTTGACGTACAAAGAAGGAACTAAATCTACCATCGTCCACCAACATACCACCTTCCTTACGTAGTCATCCATAAGGGTTAGGTAATCGCCCGTTAGTGTATCGCCCTCAACGTCACTCTTGAGCCTCTCTAGGAGGTCAGTTCCGAGGTATTGTTGTAGGTACTTGTCTTGTGAGATAATAACCGAGGGAATGATGTACGAGTCCTCTACCGACCCGTTAAGGTTGGTGAGTCTCTTTAGGTAGTCGGGGTTGACGAATAATACTTCGGGAGATAGAGCCATTAGTTTAAGTTTGTGGAGTTGTCCAGTTACCACGCCCATCGATAAAACCTCTACCCTCCATATCACGAGGACGCTTCGCCACCTTCGGGTCGTTTCTTACTAGAGGTTCTAGTCCGTTCTCTCGGATTATCTTCCTCGCTTGGTTTACGCTTATATTCTTATTGCCCTTTCTTAGGTACGTTCTACGCTCCCAAAAGTGCTGACACGACCCACCCCCTTTGTAGAGCTTGGTGCAAGTCTCGTCACAACAATTCAAGAAGATGTCGTATGTACTAGCTCCTCCCGCTCCCCATCCTTTGTTCACGGCTTTCGTACTAGCTAAGTCGATTTGTTCTTTTGCCCATACCTTATTCCCTGCACCTACCATCTTCAAACAAAACTCTCTACTTGCGTACTTCTCACCCGTCTTCTTATTCGTTCTACCTCCGGTAGTCTTAGGCATATAAGCGTATCTGACTTTAATCAATGCGTTATCTTGGTTAGAGACTGGAGAGGGTTTACTCTCCGGCTTACCTCCGTCAAGGACACGAGCGAAAGACCACATAGCATCCTGCGTAGCTTCGGTTTCGTAGTCTACTTTCCGAGCATCGAATAGCTCCCACTCTTCACCCTCGTCTTCTGCTGAGTCTACTAGAGAATCGAGAGCTAGATTATAAGCATCCATAATGTCTTCTTGAGAAGCCTCTACCTCGACCACATCTTCCTGGTTAGGGGGTGGAGGAAGCATATCTACGAACATCCCTTCGGCGTTCTCTCTTGAGAAACCTAACATAGAGACGAGGAGCTGAACCGCTTGTGCAACGGTTAACTCTCTCAGTCCAACCTTAGAGATAATATCTACTGCCGAACTAATCTGAATACCTGTGAACGACTGCTCTACACTTGCCTCTTCTAAAGTGGTAACCGCTAGGGATACTCTTGCGCTTATCCCCGAGGCGTTTAGGAGACTCTCTATGGAGTTAACTACTATGTCTCGGTATGGTGCTATAACATCGTCCTTGAAGATGTCTGCTGCCGTGCTTAATTCTGCTCCTCCTCCTAGCTTCCCCGACACGGCAACTCCAAATAATTGTGGACTCGTAACACGATGCCCTACCATTATTTTTGAGCTTACCTCTTCGCTAAGGAATTGGTATTGCTTATCCGCATCAGATAAGGGGAATGGTTCGAAGTCGGGCGCACGGGATGGATCATCCGAGAACGTCATAATGAACTTCCCGGTGTTCGTTGCTCCTGTAATCTGCTTCTCTAAGTCCTTCCTTAACTTACGTCTTTCCTCCGGTGGTGGAGTTCCGTTCTTGAAGTTAATGATGTAAGACGGAGCGAGTCCGTTTTTGATATTATTTATATGATACTTCGCTATCTCCTTGTCGAGTTCGATGTAGTCAATACTTCCTATGTAGTCGGGTTTCGGGGTGTAGAAAGAACCGGGAGAGAAAGGTTTGATATACATAATCTGCACCGGGAACTCCGTAGAGTCATCGGGAGAGAATGACCTAACCGCAATGGGTTCTTCTCTAGGGTTACTCCAGTCTTTGGAGTAGTAATAGAAGTCTACTTCTTCCTTGTCGTTTACCTCTCCACTACGTACGTTCTCAAAGGGTAGGTGTCTAACCTTAGAGATGGTAGTCCTATCCAAAGAATAGATAACCTCTAGGGCATATCCACCTTGTATCTTCAAGTCTAGACACGCCTTGCGTATCTCGTCATTAAGACCCCACTCCTTAACCTTGAGGTTCGCCTCTAAGTCATCGGATTGAATACCCTCTCCGAATATCATAAACGCAATACTTGTACACAAAGCGTTGTGAGTAGCGGAAGACTTATACAAGTCCACGAGGTACTGAGGGAAGAGGTTATCGTCTCCGTAGTTTACCCATCCTTTGCCGGTAGGTATCTCTTCGTATGAACGCTCTTGATATTGGGAGAAGTTGAGTAGTTCCATTATTCGTAATATACAACATTATTCGGTACATTGATAGTCGGAAGCGTCCAAGCATCCGCACCAATAACCTGGAGTGTTCCCCTTTCGAGTAATCCCACTACACTCGCATCGGTTGGATCAATGTTAGTTCCTGAGTTTTGCCCGTAGATAGCGAAAGTATATAGCCCCGATTCAGCGAGTTTTACATCCCCACTAGTAGGGAAGTCGGCGGAGGTGTCTATTTGAAACCGCGAGAACCTTTCGTTATCGTCTAGTGCGTTGCCTATCATATAGAACTTCTCACTAGTAGCTTGAGACTGGAACTCGAAGAGGTACTCTACAAACGTAGGGAGGAACTTCCTCGCCTCGAATGGAGTAACGTAGAACTCTTGGTCTTGGGTTAAAGGTTGTAGTCTAATCATAAGCAAAAAAAGAGGGAGACGAAACCGCCCCCCTCGTCATTTAGTCGTGAACAAGTCGGTAGTTATACCGCCGTGTAAGTTAAGTTCGTTCCGTCAGTAGCAGGAGCAAAAGGAGCGGGTATCGCCTCTTGAGCCGTAAACTCTAACGTGAAGCCGTTAAGGTCTCCGATAGCAGTACCCGACATAATAGAACCTCCTGTAAGCTCTGCACCTCGAGAGTGACCAACGGCGAAGAAGTTTCCGTTAACATCTTCGATGATGATAAGGAGTCTTCCCTTTGCTAGTTCTTGAATCTCTACGATGTCAGAAGCTGAGGGGTTATTGCATACTAAGGATACTACTTGCTCGAAGTAAACCGTTCCGTTCTCTACTGAGGCGTTAACCGTCTGAGAGAAAGAAGAAGTGTTCTTCGGAGATACGAAGTTCTTTACCGTTACCGCTACCGCAGTATCTGCGAAAGCACCGGCAGTAGGAGAACCCCAATCGCCGTCAGCGAAACCGTCAGTTGAAAACCAAACATTCTTGATGCCGCCCAACGCCTCACGGCACGGAAGGGAACGTCCGGATATTGTTAAACTACAAGCCATTTGATTATGGTATTATGGAGTGGGGGAGGTTGCCCTCCCCTATTCCGGTGAATGTCTAGCTAGAACGTCTCGCTACTGAGTAAGAGTCGTGATCTACTACCGCAGTACCGCAGTCGAATAACATAACGATACGAGTTACATCGTCTCCAGTTACACCCGTAAGGTCTAAGAAACGTGCTTCTATCATATCAGTCAATAGGTTCGTTCCGAAGTAGAAGTTATCCTTCTTACCTAGAAGAGCCGTATCGTCAGCGAAACCCGCAGGGGCTACGATGTCGTATCCTGCGTAACGTGCTACCACCCCATCGTTTAAGAAAGGAAGGTTGTACGTAGCTGCTAGGGCTTGGTAATACAAGTTAGCAGACTTGCGAGAGATGAATATCTTTGCATCCGGGTCTCCTGCTACTGCCGCCGGAGCGTCAGCCACTAGAGCCGCTAGGTGCGTAAGGATACCAGTCGTTCCGTCAGCGTCACCCGTCCAAGCTCCTGCCGTAAGAGTCTCGTGTGAAGGAGAAGCATCAGCGATAGCGTCAAGGATACCATCGAACGAAGTGTTCGAAGGAGAAGACCCGCCGGTAGAATCGAAGTTACCCTGCCAGATGTTTAACTCTACGTCAGAAGCAACCTTTGCGGCTACCACTTGACCTAAGAAGTTAACGTAATCGCCAGGCGCACCTGCACCCGCTCCTCTCATTTGAGTAGCTGCCCAATCTTGACCTAAGTCTTGATTGCAAATCTGCTCGTTGATTTGGAGTTGTGCAGTCGTTAGGACTACATCGCTTAAAGCGATACCGGTTGTCGGAGTATTGAACTCACAAGTACGACTCGCAATAGATGGTCCTACGACCTTCTTTAAGTTCGCTTTGTAGCGTACGTTATCGAGAACCGAAATATACCCATTAGCTAGGGTATCTGCGGCGAGTATCGCCGGTGCAACAAACGGGAGAGCTAACTCACCTGCATAATTGCTTGAAATTGTTACGTTAGCCATTAGGCGTTGTATTTGTTTGCGAGGGCGATAATACGTTCCTCTGTTGATAAACCTGTTAAATCTAGAACCTCAGCCTGTGGGGCTTTAGTCATAGCACGAGAAAGACCTTTGTGTGCGGCCTGTTTTCTCAGTTCGAATAATTCTTTTGTAAGAGTGTCTATACTCTCCTCTAGGGAAAGAACGTGAGTTGTCATCTCCTCTTTCTCTTCTTCCTCTTCCTTCTTCTCCTCGTCCTCGTGGTCCTCTAGTTCTTTTTGCGGGATCATTGCAACAATAACGTTTGTTCTGTACTCGTTTTCTTCTCCCTCGTTCTGGACTCTCTCTTCAACAGTATATTCAGTACCTCCGATAACGTAAACACCGACAGGTAATTCAATATATGCTCCAACCTCTCCGAGCATTGTGAATCCTTTTCTCATAAGCCTAACGGCTTCATCCTTAGAAAGGGATGTTTCCTCCTTCTCTTCGGTAGTGTCTTCCAGGACTTCGAGGATAACCTCCTCTTCAACCTCAGCGAGGTCACTAGACTTCTTTCCTTTCTTAGGAGCTTTCTTCTCTGCGGGTGCTGCCTTAGCTTCGGGGTCTTTACCCTTAGATGGGTTTCCCTTAGCTACCTTAGCATCGCCCTCCGCACCTTCTTTAGAGTCACCTCCACGAGAGATAGAAGAAACTTTCCCACCATCAGCAATAGCAATAACACCTCCGTCAGCCAAAGGGTAGTCTCCTTGAGGTAGTGGTATCTTCTCTCCTTCATCGTTTATGATGTAAACGTCTGCTCCTTCTTCGAAGTCTTCTGCATCCGTGAAGATGACTGTTCCGTTCTCTAGGGTCTCCTCTGCGAGGTTTACCTCTTCTGCTTTAAGGCTTACGGAGAAGTCCTTGAATAGCTTGTTAACACGTTCTTTGATAGTCATAGAATGGGGGTTATAAGTATATAACGATTTAGTAAGGCTAATCCTTACATTGGGTTAGTAGGTCTCTTAACTGCTCGAAGAGGTCTTCGCTCTTCTCTTGCTTATCCATCTTGTCAATGAAGAAGCCCTCGATTGAGAACGCTTTCACCAAACCCTCCTTCACCCAATCGTTCCAAATAGAATCGTTATCGACTTTAACGGATACCATCCACGTACCAACTGGAACGTTAAGGTTGTACAACGAGGACTTGTCGTGTTCTTTATCCTCGACTATCCAAGACTCTACGACTGAGAGCCCGTTGAGCTTGTGTTCGTGTTCTAGGGTAGTGTTACCCTGGTTGCCGAATTTGAAGAATAACTCCATAGCTCGTCTCACCGTCTTCTTCGAGAAGAATACGTGGAACTCCTCGTCTCCGTTGTTTCGATAAATGGGTTTATCCGGAATAAGTGCCGCACCTATGAGGATACGTTTATCCTTGTCCGCTTCTGCGAACTTGATTTGTTCGTTTAACGCTACCCAATCGCTCTCGATGGCGGGTGCTTCTACTAGACTAATTGCGTCTATCCCGAAGAGTTCTTGCTCCTCGTCAATTACTAATTCTACTATCTTCATAATACTACTTGATCTTGTATGAGTTGATTCGCTTGTTGTTGGTCAGTAACATTCTGACTTATTACGTACGCTTGTATTCCTTGTTGTCCCGAGCCGCTACCTAAGAACCCGAAGTCTATCGAGGGTGGAGCGTCGGTTGCCCCTGTACCTCCTCCTCCTCCGCCTTTAAGCGTTCCGGATGGAGGTGGAGAGCTTCCTCCAGGTTGGAACTTAGTTCGTGCGATACTAGCTATCTGAGCCGCTCCAATAGTGGCTGCTATTCCCGCCTCTACGAACTGCGCCCCTGTCGCTAACTTCAAAGGGTTGCCTCCTGCCGTTAGAGCGTTTACTACCGCTTGTCCTGTATTAACAATAGCCATAGATAGTGCGAGTGCTTTATTTCGCTTAAACGACTTCTCTCGGTCTGCTTCGGAGTCTCCTTCGAATGCTTTATTCAGAGCCATAAGCGCACCAAGAGCCGCCTTCGTCATATCAACCTTTGAGTTGAGAACCGCCTTATCGTCTGCTCGTTTCTTTGCGTTCCACTTCTCGTTAACGGCATCTATCTCTCTCCCCTTCGCTTCTTCTAGACCTATAAGAATCTCTTTATTTGTTGTAGCGTCCGCCTCTATTACCCGCCACTTCTCCCTTACTGCTTCAATTTCGTTTTGTCTATCGGTAGCTAACACTTCATCAATAGCGTCTTGATGCTCCATCGTGCTTTCAATCCTCTCTTGTATTCTCGTTTGTTCTTCCTCGTGCAACCTCTTAGACTCGTCAGCCGCTGCCTTACGCATCGTTTGTAGCTTGTTGTTCAGAGTAGTCTGCATCTCTGCCGACTCGGTACGGATAGTGATAAGAGCTACCTCCAGGTCGTTTTGCTTCTGCAAGTCATCCTCCGTATTCTCCGACATAGCCATCTTGGCGTTAAAGATGTCGAGTTCCTCCTGCGCTATCCTCTGACGCTCCGTCATTAACTCCTGCTCTATCGCTATCGCATCCTCTGCCGCCTTGATACGAACCAAGAGAGGCTTAGACATATCCTCAGCTATGAGGTTGAGTTCCTTTATCTGCGCTCTCCCTTCCGCGAACTCTACGTTCAAGTCTCGTTGCGCTTGTCTTAATGCTTGAGAGCGAAGTGTGAGGTTGTCAATCTCTACTAGCGCGTCTCCTACTGAACCGGCAAACTCACCGATAACCTCAACGACTTTCTTTGTTGCGTCTATCACTAACTCCGTAACGATAACCATAGGGTTCAATGCCCGGTTCAAAGAAAGCACCCCTTTCGCTCCGTCAGCCATTGCCCCCTTAAAGTCTCCCGAGAACAACTTCTTAAATGCAGAACCCAAGAACCCCAAGCCCTCCATTAGCTTGTTTATTTTGTCCATTACGAACTCCTTAATAGCCGTGCCTATTCCTTTAATAGCGTCTCCAGGAGCGGAGAAGGTATTAACTAAAGTCTCGCCTAACCATATCGCACCATCGAGGAGCTTGTCCATAATGATACCCAGTCCCGCCGTTGCTCTCTCTAGTAAGTCCGCTCCTCTCTTAGACTTCGTAAAGAACGCTACGAGTGAACCGAAAGCAATAACTAACAAACCTACACCCGTTGCGGCGATAGCTACCTTAACGGACTTTAATCCCGTTACGGCAGTACGTAACCCTCCAACCATACCTCGGAGTCCCGATACCGCACCTCCCGTCATCCTATCGAGTGCGCTACCTGCTCCACCGAATGCGCCCGACATATCGTCTGCACCTTTCGAAACCTTCTTCTCTCCCTCTGCTACGTCCTCAAGTTTACCATCGACCTTATCGAGAGCTTTCATTATGCCGGTCGTGTCTGACTCGACTTTGAATATGATCCTGTTTACTTGTTCAGCCATAGTATAAGTTCAACGATTGCCCACCCGAAAGGGAAGGCTACCATAAGTGCAAGAGTTACGTCTAAGAGTGTGTGGGCAATAGGCACTCTTTCCTTCTTCACTTTGTGATGTTGGAGGAGTTGTACCGCCTCAAGTAAATAACGATGATTGTTCATATCCTTACGTTGGTTGAATTTCTTGTCCTACGGGATAGCACCTCCCGAGGCGTGGTCTCCATATATACCCGTAGCGTTCGCAACAGTTCTTGTTACCAAACTCGATGGGGTCTCCACCCGTGAACCTAATCTGACCCACGCTATTAACGAACGAAGGGATGAACGCACAGTCTGCTATATCAGACAACACTTTAAGGAGTTCCACTTGGACGCTTCCTCCTTGCGTTGCATCGAAGTTGCTTATCTTGAGGATGCGATAGAACGAGTCCTTGATGTATATCTTATCCGAGAACTCGAAGTCTTGGATGTCTGCTCTAGTGAGGTTGAAGTACCCTGTGAAGAACCTCGCTTCGTTAGAGTACAACTCGTTCACATAGTTCGTCCAATACTTGTAGAACAAAGTGTTGAGTGGGTGAGCTTCCATATGTACGAACGCCGGTTCATATCCGAAGTTTAGGTCTTCGTCTCCTATGGTAGGAGCGACATCGTTATAGTTAGAGAAGAACGGAAAGGTTGTGTATGGTTCTTCATCCCCTGAATCGTCCCTGAGATACCAAGTCCCGAACTCACTAACTAACCCGTTCCAAAAGGCTATCCTCGGCTTCGGCTTCTTTACGCCGTTACCATCTTTATCTATGCACCGGTGTGCCTGGAAGTTTGACCCGGGGATAAGAGATATGAGATACGGAGCGAACTTCGTTTCTATCTTCTTCTCTCCCGAGGCGAAGTCGTTAGCCGGGTCGGTTACTCGATGTCTGCCGTATGTCCTCCCTACGGAGTCTTGAACGAAGACGTTGATGAAGTCTTGACCCTTATCGTATGACCAATCGTATTGCTTCGCTTGTATGTCTGAGGTGGGTTTAATAACCACATCCTTTGTGAAGTCTATCTTGTTCGTCCAGTCTTTAGTCGTGCCTGTCTCGGTGTAGTCCTTAAAGGGTTCTATGATAAGGTGGTTAGGTTTCCTCTTATCCGGGACGAAGACGAGGTTAAACATCTTCTGCAAAGTAGAGAGGAAGTCTATTTGTTTAATTACGGGGAAGTTTTGATCCATCCCTATCTCAGAATCTGAAAGGGGTTGTGTTACGTCATCAGTTCTTAACCACGTTCCGTCTCCCCCTACTTCTGAACTAAAGACCTCCCACGTTCCCCCGGGGGCATTCACCGCCTTCTCTGCCGTTACGTAAATCTTGTCTCCTGTAAACAAGGGATATTGGAAAACATCTTGTCCCGTTCCGAAAAACGTAAATATCTTGAGTCCAACCATCTGCCCGGCTTCAAGGTAGTACACTTTGAAGATGACATACTCTAACCCCGAGATATGTGACGTTGAACTTCTATTAAGTGTAAATGTCGGCACACATATAAAGGGAGCTTCATACATATAGTTGGTATTGTCCCAATTATTACCATAATCAAAACCTCCTGTTACCGTGTCAAGTAGGGGTAAAACGACCGGTGTCGGTGAAGATGAGACTGTTATGTCTGCCGCCATACCTGCGGCGGCGAGTTCCCCTTCCGGGTCGGTGTCCTTTGACACCGGTATTAGAGAACCATTAAAGCCGGGGATATAAACATCCTCAAAATCAGTCCCGTCAATAAAACTTGACTCGTATGTATATCCCGCCTCGTCTAATATCTGAGCAAATAGCCACTTAGCTTGTATGTATGGAGTCAAGTCTCCGTTCCATAACCCATCGTTGATGTTGAAGACCGGGCTACTCGGTGTGTTATTATCACCCGCTATCGTCTTCCAGTTTCTGCCTTTATCCATTATCCCATACCTAATCGTTCCGTCAAAAGGGGCTGCGCTTACTCCTGCCCAAGAGGTGGTGACGCTGGTGTGGTTTAAGTCGTGGTCAATAGTCAGAGTTTTTAAGTCCGAGAGCATCTTGTCTCCGATAGACTTCGCCATATCCACCGTCTCCCCGAAGAAGACTAGCTCTATATCTGCGAAGTCTTTCTTCTGAACGTATACCGCTTTGACTTGTACGTATCCCCTCATTAAAGGGATGCTCTTATATAGAAGCTCCGCACGTATCTTCCTCTTGATGTCGTAGTTCCCGTTTATGAGTCCAGTATTCGCCGTGTATATATTCGGGTCGAAGATAGCTCCGAAGAAGTCGGTGTTAGACTTAGTAGCCGGAACACGGAACGTCTGAGAATAACTACCCGCCGTCTTGTTAATCTCCGAGACATCGGTGAATTGGTAGTTCAGATTGACCGGTGCGTGGTCGTATAGATCAACGGTATATTGACTCGTCTCTGCATCGTTCCAAAGGTTTAGTCTTAGCATCTTATTGCTTGGGCTTGTGTTACGTTAAACGATACCGAAGTTATCCTCGATACACTCGTCTCCACCTTGTAGGTCTTCGTGTCTAGATTGACAGGAAACCACACTCCCTTAGCTCCTATCCTTACCATTGCGTTATCACTCCTTAGAGCGTACTGCAAGAGTTCTAGTTCATTCGTTGTGAAGTTTACGCTCTTGAGTTCATACGATTGCATCCCGACTACCTGGTAGGGTTGTGAGTCTCTCGCTTGTTTGATGAAGGTGTATGTCGTATCGTCCCAATCTCCGAGAGCCTTCTTATACATCTTCGATTCCGTCTTGAGTGTCTTGAGTGTGCGACCTTCGAACTTGAGGTAATCCCACCCTCCGTTAGAGTTAGTCCACGCTAATTGTGTGAGGTCGTGTTTGAAGGGATCACACTCCTTTACTACTTTAATCGTCGAACTCCTTGTCACCCCGGCAGCCGTTTCTAGACGTAGATTGTAGTGTGTCCAGTCCGGAAAGTCTGAGGGTCGAGAACCCGATTGTACATACCCCTTGAGGTTCTGCGGGAAGATACCCATATAGGTAATCTTTTGGTTGATGTCGGTAGCTCCGGGAAGTTGTGCGCCATTAGCTACGTCTATGTCGAAGTCCTCCGAGGACACCATAGTACCTCCTTGATAGAGTTCGTATGCTACCTTCGTTGCCGTTCCTCCTATGATAGTTGAGTCGTTAAGAAACGCCCCCACTCCGAAGTCATCATCATCAGCCTTTACCTCTAACACCTGCGAGACGCTTCTCCTATCCGTCAACCAAGAGATAGCAGATGTAACGGTAGGGTAGAACGATTTGAAGAAGGGATGTAGTCCGTCTATTATTTGCTCCGACCCATCGACAAGGTAGACGCTTTCGTTATCGTCATCAAGTGACTCACTTGTTCCGTCATACGTTCCGACCTTAACCTCGTATTGTTTCAGTCCGTTTCTTCCGGTTGTGAATGCCGTTGCTTTTTGGATGTGGATAGTGTCAGACTCGTCTCGCTCTTTATCGTCCACCTTTACTCTATCTCTCACAATCTCTGAGAGGTCGAAGTGTACAACCCCCGCCGTGTTTGGAGTAAGGTATAACTTCGCTATCTCCGTTCCGTCTTCTTCGACTTGAACGATATACCTATCGGGTGTGGATACACCATCCGAGATAGTGAAGATAAGGGGTTGGTTATCCGGTCTTATCTTGTCGGGAAAGGAGTCTATTTGTGCCGCCATTATTGTATGTCTATGTTGCCGTCTCGTCCTTTGAGCTGGGCTTTGAGTTGATTAAGGAAGTCGGCTATTACTGCCGTTCCGAATATGTTCCTCCACTTCGGGATAGTTTCGAGGAGTGCTTTGGTGTAGTAGAAGAGTCCAGGTATTCCGTTCTTCTTAATTGCTCGACCTATCATAAACGCCGCCGAGTTAAGTCTCGCCTCCGTCTGCTTTATGAATTGCCCGTCCTTATCTCTCAATCGGATAGGCTTCGCCTTCATCCATTTGCGAACGGCAGAGACTGGAGGCTGCTTTGATCCATACGAGTATTGAGAGCCGTGGTTCTTATCCGTTCCGTTGACTCCCCAATGTATGAATTTAGCATAGGGAAGGGGTGACCCGAATTGTACCACCTCTCTACCCTTAGAAGATACCAGGTTAAAAGTTAGGGAACGCCGCAAATCCCCGGAGGCTTCTCCATAAGACTTGTTCTTACCTATGGTTCTACGTCCGAGGACACGCCGTGCCGTGTTGTTCGTCTCCTCTGCGAATTGAAGAAGAGCTGAACGAAAGTTACTTGTTGCGACCAAGTATAACGGCGTTAAGTATTCGTTTGATAATAGCTACCCAGTTATCATCCTTAGTGGATTCTGTGAGTGCTGTAAGAGTGCCGAGAAGTCCGACTACTGCGAGGGCTAGTTCAGCCCAATTGTTAGTAATAAATTCCATATCTAAATTATTGGTTTATGTCAAAGGGGTATCACACGAGGCGTGGTCATATCCTACTCCGATACTTATGTCTAGAAGTATCCCGGCTAGGACGTTAGATTGTGTCTCCTCGAGTGGAGTAGTTGATGCGCTTGTTACTACGTAGTTGTAGTCGAAGGTGAATACGTTACCTCCGGTTCTCATATCTGCGAGTATGTCCTCAGCTACTAACTCGGCATCGCTAATGACTTCCGTTTGGTAGGCTATCTTATCCGTCTTGCTAGGAGGAGAGTCGAAGATATACACCTCGAAGGAGTACACCTTTTGGTTGGTGTCGTATGTCGCTCCTGTGTACACGAGATGGAGAAGTGGGTATATCTCGAACTTGTCTAGATCAACCGCTGAGGGTGAGCCGTGAGAGAACGTCTTGAGGAAGGCGTGGTCGGTTACGAACTTCTCGAATCGGTTTACTATATTCTTATAGGTTATCATTACGTCTTTTGTGTTCTAAGTCCTTGAGGAAAGCGAGATGTGTGAATACGTGTCCAACAGTAAGTGCCGACACTTCGTCCATACGGAGTACGTCTTCGGACGCGAGTCCATATAAGACGGGATACCATCCCCACTTCTTGGAGAACTCGTCCCCTTCTCCGCTATCTCCAGTAAAGAGGACTTCATAGTGCTTAGAAGTTCGTTCCTTATATTGTAAAAAAAAAGCATACACCCGGAGAATAACTCGGCTGACAACCTCTCGAAGGGTAGCGGGTCTTCTTTTGTGGTGTATGGTTCTATGTCGTACTTGTCTCCCCACTTCTTCGTAACGGGTCTATATAAGACGCTCATTATCTTCGTAGAGTTGCTCCAAAAGTCCTCACAATAAGACTCTAAGTCTATCCACTCTCCCGCCGTGAAGTCTTCCCAGTCGGGTATGAACCCGTATTCCTTCCCTCCTAGTGTTAGGATGGGTAAGTGCTTACGTGTTTCCGCTTCTTGTAGCACGGTTAGGTGGTCGTTAGAAGCGTTGATTAAGCTCATAGGCATCTTCCTAAGTTCTTCTAGAGATAGTCCACTACACGCCTCTAAACGAACGAAGGGTTCTTCGCTATCCATTAGAACACTCAATTGTCTGAGGTTCAAGTCTGCGTATGTGGGTGGGAGTTTAATTTGCATTCTATTAATATAACGATTAATTCCTTATTACTTACTTATCCGATAACATAACTCCCGAAGTTGGGGTTCGTTTGGTTGAATGTGATTGCGTACCTGGAGGCATCTATGAAGTGATTGAATGCGTCTACCGGTTCGTTGAGTTGCCTCCCGTTCTTATCCTCCTTGAACTTGTAGTTCCTCAGCTCCTTTATTCCGTTGATTGATCTAGAAGTAATTAACAAAGGTCGAGAGCGGAGAAAGGATAACCCGTTGCGTATTGAGTCTTTACCCTTCCTGCAAGGAAAGATGTTAAAGCCTTGAGAGTGTATCTCGTCAATCGACTTGGGTTCTGCGCAGTCGGCTATCACTATATCGCCACGCTCTATCCCTGCGTCTCTCATTACGTTGCATATCTCTGCATTCGATAACCCGGTTGAGTAGCATACTTCGTCTAAGAGGAAGCCGTGTCCATCGGTGTACACTTTGACTATCGAGGTTGGGTCGTTGGTGTATCCGAAGTCCATCCCGTAGTTCATTAACTTGAACCCTTCCGGTACTTGGTCTACTTGTTTCCAATGCGTCAAGATGGTTGCTCTAGATACTCCCCTCTCTCCTAGTCCGAACACCCTCCAGAAGTCGGGGTCGGCTTCCTTGAACCTTTCAATCTCGTCTATGGTAGATTGAGGCAAGAAGGGGTTGTCTTTGTATGTGGTCTTGAAGAAGTCACAATCGTCTCTAGGGATAACGTCATCGTATATCCAATGGAACTCGTCCGAAGGGTTGAAGTCGAGTATCGTACGTCCCGTATTTCTGAGGAGGAGTTGTCTCCAATCGGAGAGGCTTAACTCATTCGCTTCGTTTATGAACAAGAGGTTTCTCTTTCTACCCCTTACCTTTTGGGGTTGATCTATGGATATGAACTCTACCAGGTTGCCGAAGAGCTTATACGTTCCTTCGCTCTTGTTATGTAAGTCCACGTTGTATATCCCCTCCCTCTCTAGTATCTCGAAGAAGTCTCGCATAGCTGAGGCACGAAGTGCGGGGTATGTCTTACGGCATATCGTTATCGTTTGACCTCTACCCTCGTTCTTATGACACAACTGTATTATAGCCGTGAGGATAGAGAATGTCTTCCCACTACGACTTCCCCCTTGATGAACTTGTATCTTCGCCTTGGAGTTCTTAACGTGGTAATATGTGGAGGCTTGTCTCACTCGTCTTCATCGAACCAGCTCAGGGGTTTCTTCTCCGTCACCTCTACCTCTTGTCTCTCTACATATCCCCTCGACTTACCCTTCGTTTTGAGGTAGAAGATGGTAGCAGCAGGACTCCCCTCTTGTATGAGCTTATGGAGGTGCGACTCTGCGAAGTCTATGGCGTGGTTCTCGAGGTCTCTAACGGACTGAGCGTACTCGTAGTCCTCCTTCATCCATCGGTAGTGTGTAGACCTCCCTATGTTCGTCTTCTTACAAGCCGCCGAAACTACTCCGAGTGACTTCTCCAATGCTTCTAGTAATACCTTTTTCTCTTGCGCCATCTTAACTTCTTTTTAGTGTGTTCCGTTTGTTCTATTATCTTGTAGCCTTCTTTCCTGTGTAGTCCTCCCATCGCTTTACTATTACATCGCAGTATTTCGGGTCTAATTCCATACCGTAACATTTGCGCTTTGTTTTCTCGGCTGCTATTAGTGTTGAGCCTGAGCCTAAGAAAGCATCGAAGATAGTTCCTTCAGTCATTTTAACACACCACTCCATAACTGCTACGGGTTTCATCGTGGGATGCATCTTTGATTCCCCCCCCCAATGATGAGAAA